TAAACGTACCAGAAGAAGAGGTGAGCATGTCGTTGAGCGTGCTGATGTAGCCGAGCGCGGTAGTCTCAGACGATTTCATGCGGTCAGCCGAGATGCTGTTGCCAGCAGCAATCTGCTTCTGGACTGCCTGCCAGTCATTCCATGCTTGAGCCTCATTCCAGTTCCCGTTTGCCTTCCAGTAGGCGGACATTTGGTTGACTGACTTGCTTGCCATACCGCCTGCGGTGTTAATGGGCGGCTGCGTACCATCCATGATGGCTTGCGCGCGCTGCCATGCTGCGATGTTGTCGGGCGTCGCTGGCTGCCCGGGAGGGAGTTTACCAAGACCTAACCCGCCGTTTTGCACAGCGTTTTGTGACTGATTGAAGGCATCAGTTGCGTTCTGCACGTACTGCTGCACTGTCATACCCGTCGTAGGATCTTTGGCGCCGGCTGCCACTGCCTGCTGGTAGGGCATACCGCTAAACCACACTGAAGCCACGTCCTGAATGTTTCCGTACTGGGACCAGAGTTGATGGAATTGCGTCTGTGCGACCGCCTCCTGAGCAGCTTGCGAGTTGAGGAACTCCTGCGGCGTCATGCCGCCATTAGGTGCTGAACCAGTGAATCCTGCTGCGAGCGTCCAATCAGGGACATGCACGTCGAGTACCTGGTACTTACCGTAGGACTGATGCCCAGCATACTGCCCACTCGTAATCGCAGGGCTCACCGCTTGGTAGTTGCCACCACTCTCGGTGCCCACAATAGAGTTCATGGCATTCATGGCGGGATCTGAGGACACACCACTCACTCCATTGAGCGAGTTCTGTACATTGAAGCCCTGATAGAACGTCTTGTTGTACTCCGATACTGGCATCATGCCCTGGAGGGTCTGGAGGATTCCATCCACATTAATGCCCGGATACATACTCTGGATAGCGGTCTTGAGTTTCTGGAGATCTACCTGCCCTGCCCCCGGCTGTCCGTTGGGAATTACAAAGTTCTTGGCGATGTCCAATATATTGGAAATGGCATTCTGCTGGCGGGTCTGCATAAGCTGTTGATCCTGGAAGTAGCCGTTGGAAAGATAGCTGAGCGTCGAGGCAGTGGAATTGTTGTAGCCACGGATCTGGTCATTGAGTGCCTGTGCCTGGAGCATGAGGGCATCTCGGTTGCCCGAGTTGATGACGTTTTGGATATCGGGTGGGAGCTTCGCGAGCTTGTCCGAAGGAACCGAGCCACCAAGCATAGCTTGTATAACCGCATTCTTCTGATCTATAAGCGTATTAGTGTTTTGAAGGCCGGTATTTACTGAATTGAGAACTGCGCCGAACTGTGTGGGTGTAAGATTAGGATCCCCAAGGGCCTTCCACATATCGGGAGACAGATATTGGCTCCACTGCGGGTTGTAACCCGATGGAGTTGCAGAAGTCCCTGCCGAGGCGGTTGAAGTGGTACCCGCTGATCCAGTAGCGGGTGCCGAGTACGATGCGGTAGGAGAGGTGGCAGTCGTTGGTTGAGCGGTCGGCACCGGTGACCCCTGAATAGCTCCTGTGTTTCCGAATGTGTCAGTTGGTCCCATGTTATTTCAGAGGAGTATTAGGAATAGAGGCGCCCGTCGTCATGTAATTGCTTGCAAGATTGAGGATGTCAGATTGGACTGAGCCAGTACCGTAAGGATTTTGCGATGAGGGCAACTGCGACCCAATGACGCCGCCCGCTAGCGTACCCGTGAGTGAAGTGGATTGACTGCCACTATTTACATCCTGGCCTGAAATGTTTACGTCCGCAGATAGGAATGGGTTTACGAACCCGAGACTTGCATTCGGAGTTGCTGCTGTGCCGTATTTACTTTCAAACGCCGACGTGAGCTGGTTGAGTTTCTGTTGATAATCAGCCAGGTTGCTTTGAACGACTGCCGATTCACTTTCACCAAGTTGTTTCTCTGCTAAACCGCGATATCCGGAGTACGCCTGACCTGCCGCTTCAGACTGAGCTGCGAGCGCGCGACGCTCGTTCTCCATCTTCATCTGCTCTTGCTGGGCGGTGGTGTTTGCGACCGTCTGCAAACTACTAAGAGCCTGCTGGAAGTCGTTTTTATCTATGTTAAATGTATCCGTGAAATGCGCGAGCACGTTCGGATCTGTCTTTGCAGCCTGAAGTGCCTGCGCGAGCGTGATGCCAGTCGTGCCAGTTGCGGCTAGGGTTTGAGCACCAGTAATAGCTGCGGCAATAGCTGCTTGTGCAAGGGACCCCGCTGAAGGACCTACCTGCGGAATTGCACTACCGGTTCCGCTGTTATCGTAAACGAATGTCTGCCCACCAGAGTTGACGTAAGACATACCAGCCGGAAACAGTTTTTGGGTGTCTACCGTACCACTATAAAGTCCGCCGCTCACTTGTGCCTGGATCCACTGCTCTGCTTGTGCAGCGGTCATGCCACCACTCTGCACGTACTGACGCGCCTGTGCGTAGACGCTATCGGGTATGGGTGGTAGCTGCGCCTGATATGTTGAGGACGAAGATGATGAGGTGGTCGCAGGAGTACCTGCTGTCGAGGTAGTTGTAGTAGAAGTGGTTGGGGTAGAACTGGTGGAGCCAGTATATCCGTATGCCAAAGCAGCTTGCTGCGGAGTAGTAGTCGAAATCAGCTGGCCGTTATTGTAGACCTGAATCGTTCCTGATGCTGTTTTTTGGAAAGTATAGGCCATAAATTACACTGTGGGTGATACCGATATAGTAGCATTGCTTTCAAGGGTGGTAACCCGGTTGTCAAGGCTTACCAACTCATTGACGATCTGTTTGAGGATCTCCTTGATGTCATCGTCTTTCATGGTGTCAATCATAGAAAGGTCAATAACCGGTGTTACGGTAGGTTGGACCACCACCTGATTGACGGCATTGTTCGACTGCACAGTTTGTACAAGTTCTATTGACATAGTTACCAAAGGTTAGTAATTAAAATCTGTGAATTAGAAATGCCTATAGCTGCCTTGCGAGTCACTGAACCAGGGGTTGCAGTTAAAAAACCTTGCGTATTAGAAAGATAGTATTGCGTGCCCGATTGCACACCCGTTAAGTTGCTGATGATACCGGCAACTGCCACCTCAACCGTAGCGCCCGTTGAAGCAGCAGACTGTGCAAACCCAATGAATGCATTGACGCGCTGACCCGCTGTAGAAGCGTCAGTCTTTTCTACTGCCGATACGGTTGGATTGAATGGCTTAAGAGATACCATTGAAATACCCCAAGAATTTACACCTATGCCCGTTGCGGCAAGTGTCATCGAACTGCCATAGGCATATGAAGTGGAGAACACACTGTGCCCCGAATACCCCTGCGGGTTGCCGTCCACAATATCGTTTTGAGTGTCGTCCGCATATACATTGCCTGCTGTAGGACTAAAACCGGCTCCGTTGTTTGCAGCCACTAAACCAAACGTTACTTCCCCATCGGTTGCCGTGGTAAGAGAGTTAGTTACCGTACCACCCGCTCCTTGAGCAAAAGAGGTTACACTCAATGGGCTTGTTTGTGTGACGTTGTATACAGAATATACTGCAACACTTATAGTGCGGGTGGAAGGACTCTCGTTGTTTACCACGGTTAAATTGTGTGTACCGGTCGCCGGGGCAACGAGAACACCAGCAAAAGTGGCGTAGTTGGTAGACCCTTGAGTCATCGAAATAGACGTACCGTTCCAATCAACAGCAATGTTTGGGGCATGATCTGCCCCGCCAGCGTCAACGATCGTGACTACCAAAGCACGGTTGCTGTTTGCGCCAACCGTCAAACTGACGGTCCCAGATCCTCCATGAGAAGCCAAGGAAAGGGTTTTGATTGCCTTAGAGTCGAACAGGACTGGGGAGGATTGATACAAACACGCAGCGACTGCATCGCCGTTTGCAATCGTCTCAGCTGCCGTTAAATTCACAGACACTTTCTGAGCACCGACCACGTTTAGTGCTGATCCATCCCACGTCACCCTTTGAGAGCCAGCCTGACCAATAAAGAATTTAGGAATGCCGTCAGTGTCATACCCCAAGAAGAATCCAGTGCCCGAGTTATATCCCGTAGTCGCACTGCTCTGAATGTTACCAGAGGTAGTTATCGGCTTTGGAACAGTAGAAGTTGTGTCACTCGTCCCCACAATGGTACCCATACCTGCGCTGTTGCCACCACTGGTCGAGACACTGGTTGGTGCATCGGCAGTCGGGAACGACGAAACGACTCTGACCCCCACGAGATTGTACTCTTGGCTGAACGCGAGTTGTTCTGGGGTTAGAGTAGGCATATTATCGGTTACCGTTGTCAGTTATGTCCTCAATGTAAATCCCTTCAAAGACGGGGGAGTTGTTGCTAGTGGTTCCGAACCATCGGAAGTTGAAGAAGTGCCCGGTAAGACTAACGTCCTTACAGACGGTGACGCGCTTGCTGAATTCTCCAACAATAGGGATTTCTTCCCCATCGCACAGACAGGAGAGATAGCTCCCCTGCCCATCGGTGGAAAAGACCGTCAGCTTGTCCGATATCTGCTTTTCGTGGGCTCGGTTGCCAAACTCTATGTCCTGCGTTAGGAGCTCGTAGTTGATCGCAGTCCCGCTGTCGGTAGTCCCGACATTGATAGATCGAACATCGCCGGCGGTTGTTGCCGCGCGCATAACTCGGCCATTCGTTGAGTCCGTGAAAAGTGTGTAAAACTTGTGGGCTACGGGGTAAGTGTGTACCGACCACGATTGATCGCGGGGAGAGAACTTGAGCACACAGTTCGTAAGGGTCTGCGCGTTGTCTTTGTTTGCATTGATGGTAACGGTCCCTACCGAGAAATACACATTGAGCCCATCGGTTCCGGCGGCTACCGATGCCCAGTTACTTTGCGGAATGGCATCTATGATGTCCTGGACACCTGCACGCGATATGAGCTGCGGGAAACCGCCGTCAGTCTGCCAAATACCTGTCCCCGAGAAGAAGTACACAATTCCCTGGCAAGCAGTGATGTTCTCCTGGCTCTGAGCACCGATATTGAAAATGTTACGCGCGTCGGTCGACTTGTTGAGCGTATCGAGGCGGTACATTCCATTGCTCTTAAATACAAGGCAAAACGACGAAGACTCTGCGAAGCCAGTTACTTGACCTCCGTCATCGGGATTAATGTCTATCCAATTGCCAGTTGATGCATTCGTACTCCAGGTAATAAACGGAGAGGACGCAGGAGCAATCACGGACGAAAACCATACTCGTGAAGGATAGGTCGGATCTCCTGATGCTAGTAAGGATTCATTAAATCGATACACCAACGAGGGTTTATACGTATCTATACTATTAGTAGTACCAAAGGTAGCACCATCGGCGGAGTCAAACATACCGTCAGTGGAGTTGGTCATAAAGACTGACCCACCAAGGGTGGCAAACCGATTGAGCTTGGTATTGCTCAGGGCTGTTTTGTTGGTGGCGGTCCAGGAAGAGGCGTTCCAGTAGTATGCCGTTGCATTGGATGCGCCTGAGAAAACCGCCATCATGTAGTTCGGGGAACCGCCCTTGCCCACGTATTCTGCGAATCCAAGCGGGGTCTTATTGCTAGCAATCGTTGATCCAACCAATGTGGTTCCTTTACGGACCACAGCCTTGCCGACAGTCGTATCAAAATTGACGTTGCGCGAATGTGCTACCGAGTTCTGTGGAGCCAGGAACTCAGAGATATTGGCCTGATTAAAACGCCCTTGACGGACGTCCCGAAGTTGAAAGGGTTGGAGTTTTTGTGCCATGTCATTTAAGCGGCCAATGCGTGATCAAATAAAGCACAATTGGGACTACCAAAATGGTAAGTACACTCATGCCTCCAGTAATCAACCACTTCCAGTTCTCCAAGGCGGAGACGCGCCCATTGGTAGTTTTTACTTGCAACTTGATTTCCACCAAGTCTCTTCGAATGTCTTCCATGAACTCTTTTATTTCTCTGTTAGTAAACGGTTCCTCCATAGATCAGAAGCCGGTATTGGAGAACGCACCAAGACGCACCGACTTGCTGTCATTGGCGTTATACGCAGTTTGAGTGTTGAAGTCTTGCACCCGAGGACGCATCTTAAAGGTCTTGCCCAAGACCTCCTTGTTCTTCATCATCTGCTTGCGCTGTTCGTACTGCGTCTTGTAGGAAAGAGTAGAATCGTCCTCTTCACCGTTGGCGAGACGCTTGAGTATCTTCCAGCACAGATAGTAGACCGCTACCGAAGGGTCTGGGAACACAACGTTGGTGTTATCGTTTTGGATCTGCACCTGAGCGCTGTAGTAGTCTTCGTAGAGGTTGAGCCCGCTGTAGTCCGATGACACAATCGGCCACACATAGAAGTACCCTCCATATGTAGTGACGTATTTTGGCTGGCCCGTTGAAGCGCCCTCAAAGCAATAATCGCCGAGAGCTGCGGTATTTGACGAGGTAATAGTGGTAGAAATCGTCAGGACGTTGGTCGAAGTGTTGTTTGCGGTAAAAGTGTAAGAGTTGCCATTGATAGTGACTGTGCCGGTAGAGCCAAAGTCAGAGGAATCCGTCAGCGTAATGCTCGTGTCGCTGATGTTAAGCGCCGCCGCCAGTGTGCTGTAGGATACCCCGTAGAGGAACTCATCGAATTTTTCTTTGTCCACCTTTACCAGGCGAGACTTGGTGCCCATGCGTATGTTGTAAACGCTCTTGAATGTGTTCTGATCGTCTTGATCTGTCGGAACGGCAATGCGCCACTGCCCAGTAGTGAGCTGCCCAATGTTGGTATCGAACTTTTGCATGAAACTCCAACGCTTGAGTTCCCGTAGAACCTCAGACTGGCACAGATCGAGCTGTGAGTAGAGAAATTCGTCCGTTAGGACGCTCGACTTCTGCTTGTTTACCTCAAGGAGCGCCATCTTGATGATGGTGCCAGCCGCGTTCGTCCCCAACCCGGCGTATTGGACGTAGTCAGAGTACGAGGAAAAATTGGTGCTGATGCTGTTCTTAAACCGGGCAAAATAATAGCCAGAGGTATTGGTGGTGTCGTTGTACTCAGTGTAGCGCTGGTTCGCAGGAGCCGCAGTAGTAGCCAAGACGCTCTTAGAGCCAGTAGCCGTAGTAGCACGGGAAAACTCAACCTGATCAAACGGAAGCACATAGACCACCGTTGAGGACGAGTGGTTGAGTACCGTGTTGGCCGCTAGGGTTACGGTAGACCCCGAGGGAGCGGTAGAGGCGTGCGTGTTGATGATCTCTGCCTGCTGGGTACCCGGCTCTCCAATGAGGAGCACCTGGTTAACCGCAAATCCAGAGATGTTTTTGACCGTGAGCGTACCGGAACCGGACGCGATATCGGCCGAGAGGATGGTCTGTACCGGATCCCCAACCAACAGGTCGCGAATGTCGACGCGCAAAGGCATCTGGGATCTACCATAAGCGAGCTGTAGGTTGGGTCGGATTTGAGCCATTGTTATTCAGCCTTTTTAGGACGGCTAGCCTTTTTCTTTACTTCTTCTATTGGAGCATCGTCAGCAACTTCCTCAGCAGGGACCGCTGCTGCCGACGCGACTTTTGCCTTCTTTGCCGCCCGCTGAGCATCAAGTTTCGCCTGGAGAGCCAGTTCGTCCTCCTTACTTTTGATGGCGTCCGTTTCGGACGCCGTTGCATGAATCTGTTCAGGATCTGGAACGTGCATGAGCTTGGTGTTGAGCACCTCCTGCACCAGGAGCTCGTCCTCCTTGGACATGATGTCCAGGTTGCGGAGCCGGCTGATCGACATTTGATCTAGTTCTGCTCGTGTAAATGCCATAGTGATTTGTTAGCTATTAACCAGACGCCTCAACGGTCGCCGTATAGGTACCGTCGGTCGTGACGACAAGCACGATACGCATGAGCTTGAAGGGAAAGAACGGAATATACACCGCTGCCGAGGTGTTTGAATTGAGTGTCTTCGAAGTGACATAGGTGGTCGAGGCGGTTGCGGTCGCGTCTGCGAACGCTACACCGGTGACCCAGTTGGTTCCATCGTTCGATGCGTCGATGCTGAACACTCCGTTACCCGCGGTATGACCAGAACAGGTAAACACCGCTCCAACGGTATCGCGCATCGAGACGTCGATGACCGTACCCGTCGTGGTTCCAGTGGCAGTAACACCATTGATACCAGTCTTGGTCCCATCAAAATAATCTGTAAATTCTGCCATAAATTGTGTGTGATTGGTTTATTAATTTTCGACCCATTCATCCGCACATCTTTGCCCCCGAAGAGGCAAAGTGTGAGGACGAACTCTTAGTGGAGATCGACGTACTTTGCAGTACCCGATGCCACACCCGTTAAGGGCCAAGTGAACGTCGTCCCAGTCAGGTTCTCGAGGGTAAGTTGTATATACCCTGCGGTTGACGATGCAGTAACGGCCGAAACCACCAGCCCACCAAAAGCGGAACTGTTATTGGTCGAGGTCGCAAGCTGCAATATAATCGTGTCTCCGTATGAGACATTCGAGAGCGCGCTGGTCAAGTAAAGACCAGTCGACGAGCCAACTGCCGCAGTACCTTGGCAATCAACATTGACGGACGTAGTTGCCGCAATGGTAGTTGCCCACGGTTTAATGTAGCAGGTGCCAAAGTTGATACCCGAGAGTGCCGAACCACTCACGCCAATCTGGAATTGACCAGAGGCATAAAGATCAGTCACGCACGTGGTAGAACCCTGACAACCCGAAGAGACTGCACCATAACCTGGTTTGTGAACTGTGAGGACAACGACGAGAGCTACGATCGCGATTACTATCGCAACCAAGCCCACGACGATTTTCTTTGAGAATTTCATTGAGGTTGCGATTACGAATAGTAATTAGGACGTAGCGGTCGAACCATATGCCCACTGCCAGGCTTGGAAGCCCGGCTTGAACATAGTCGACGCGGTGTAGATCTTGGTGCCGTTGTTGACAATGTTGTCACTGTCAAACTTGGGGCGCCAACCCCATACCATGTAGGCCATATTCGCTGCGCGCTCCATATCGACGACGAACCAGTTGCTGGTGTACGTCGAGGAGTTCGGGATCCAGTTTGCGACGCGAAGATCGATGTAACCAGCGCCATTATTGAAGACGTTGGATACGCGGTTCGCGTTGTCCGGATTTCCGATCGAGCGGAGGATTTCCTCTGCGCGCTCCTTCTTCTCGCGAGGCACAATCAAGCGGAGCTTCTGGCAGGGCAAGAGCTGTACGCCCTTGTCATCCACGAAGCGATCCATTGCCTGAATTGCGGTCTTGAGGTTGTCGTATGAGAGCGAGTTGCTGGTCGTGTTGCTCGTGCTCGAACCATCTTTCGTGGTGTGCGAGGCGAACAACGCAGAACCATCACCACCGGTGAAGAACGTAGTGCCAGAACCGAGGTAGAGGATCTTAGCCGCATCAAGGTTAATGCGATGATTCAGAGAATTCGCAGTCGCCTCAGTGAGGTTATTGATCTTCGGCCAAAGGTTAAAGCGCAACATTTCCTCCGAGATGGAGATAGCCTTGGTGAACTTCGTCGGCTGGATCGTGACTTTGTCACCGGCAACGAGGTCCTCACGTGAGTAAGGTTGCTCTTCACCCGTGGCGGTCGCAATACCAAGACCGGTGAAGTTCTCGAACTGCGGAGCCTGGATCTCAGCCTCGTAGTCGGTAAAACCGAGGTCCTTGTACTCAAGGCGCTTGGAGAGCTGAGTGTTCTTTTGGTCCCATACCTTGCGGATCCGTGGATCGGCCAGGTCAAACAAAGTTTGAAGGTTTGCCATAAGTTAATTAGAGTCCCGCAACATCCGAGAACTTCTTTACGAAGATGACTTCGACCTGACGAGCACCGTTACCTGCGCCTGTGCCGCCAACCCCGTCAGGGTCAACGCTCACAATCATCACGTTGCGGCTGGTCGTCGTTTGAACGCCGTTAGCCTGGTCAACCTGGACCGTGTTGGTCGTGTTGGCCGAGAGCTTGTAGAACGTGCCCTGATCGGTCGCGGTGTTAGTAAAATCACCATTACCGGTCATGCGGAACACCGTACCTTCCTCTGCGGGGATGTAGCCGACTTTGACGTTAGCACCACCAACGTTGTTGGAGGCCATCGTCACGGTCTGGACTGCAACGCCAGCGAGAGCCTGCGTAGTGCCGGCGACCGCCAACTGACCCGAGATAAAGTACACCGGATCACCGACAGTAAAGGCTTCAGAGTTCTTGCCTACTGCGTACTGCACTACCTCTTGCTGACCACTGAAGGTTCGCGAGAGATAAGCGCCTTTTTTGTCTGTTGCCATATATTTGGATGTTTTGGATTATTATTCAGTTTCGACCACCTACTGAAGGGTAAACGGCCAAGCCGCATACCCATAGTGATAAGTGTCAAACCGCGGATCGGCAGCCACTTGGAACCCGGCTGCGTGAGCTTTGTCACAGAAGACATAGTCTTCCGGCCAAACCTTCGCGTCAGGGAAGTCCCTGAATTCAAACCAGGGTTCTGGTATGGTTTCAAGAACCTCGCGCTTGATGAGCATCGAGCCAGTGGCTAGACAGTCAACAAGTTGGGGTTCAATGATATCGCCAACCTTATAGTTGTCCGAGTTGAAGGGGGTCTTCGAAGAGTCCTTATAGTAGGAGGCTGAAAGCCTGCCACCGGGAGCTTTGATTCGATAGAGTCCGCCCACAATCTGGGCATCTAGTTTTTCTGCGGTTTCAAGTAACTTGTCGATGAACGTTAAGTCCTTGATCACTACGTCGGCATCCCACATATAGAGCCAATCGAGTTCAGGGTTTTGAAGAAACACCTTACAAAAGTTGTTCCTCGCACTCTGGATGATCGACCCTGCCATGAAGGTAAGCCCAATCGTGTGTTGTGGATACTGACCAGGTAGAGCGACGATGGTAGAAAGCAACTCAACGTCCACTTTCTTGTCATACGTTGGGATGGCGATAAGTATCTTAGCCATCTTAGTCCAACTTAGGCGCGCCACTTCGCTCCCACTGCTTCAGAATGTCGCGTTCCTCTTCCGAGTAGACGCGCTTCTTAGGCTGATCGGACTGGTGTGTCGTAGAGCCACGGCTGATAGCGGGGTCGGCGTAGATCATGTCCTCGCGGGCCTGATCTATCCTGGCTTGCCGCTGTCGGCCAAGCAGTTCTTCGTAGTTTTCCGCCGCGTACGCGCGATCAAGATCAATCAAGATCCCCTCAGAGGTGAGCTCGGTTGCATCTTTGATGCGGTCGTACGTTGCCATCACCTTTTTGACCTTTTCGGGGTCTTTGGCGAGAGCTGGCTTGTCTGCAAGGAACTGTCGAAGTGCAAAACTTCGGCGTTCAGCCTTGGCCTTTTCGAGCAATTCGGCGGACGGCGCCACAGTTTCCTGTATGCGCTTGGTCCACGCCTTCACTGAGGGATCCTCGTCGTTTATTTTCGGCAATTCTTCCTCAATCGGCGCTCCCTTGGCCTCCTTCACGTCCTTGCGGATTTTTCGAAGTTGGTCCTGGGCTTCCTGTATTGCTTTATCAAGGTTGGCTTTTTCCTCTGCCTTGCGCTTCAATTCCGGGTCTTCTTGAGGTTCTGGCTTCGGTTCTTCCTTAGCTGGTTCCTCGCTTGGAGTATCCCCGGTATCTACACCAAGTATCTCCTTCAATTCTTCATCTGCCATTTTGACGATCTTTTTAACGCAGTGACCGACTGCGGGGCTTAAAGAATAAGGGTCGCCTTATGGCGACCCTGGTAGTAGACACTAGAGAATCTCCCAAAACTCTAGCGCCCACAACCAGGGGCACCACAGGCATTGGAGATTTTTACCTAAATGAACCTGCACCTATTATCGCACACTTACTGACCAGTCAAGTACACTTTGGGGATTAGCCCATTTTGTAATGGCTCTTGTGAGCCTTGTTGTACTTGGCTTGGCTGTACTTGGACGGCTTCTTCTTTGGCTTGGATGCGATCTTAACTGATCCACTGTGTAGCTCGCTTTTTAGCTTAGCCTTCTGTGGACCAGAGAGTGGGCTCCCGGAGCTTAGAAGATAGGCTACCTGCTTTTTACTCTTCTTTTTGGCTGCCATAATACTTAGCATTTACCCATGTCCTCGTCACGGCCGTAACGTTGTTTTTTACCGTTGCCGCTCGCAGGACGCTGATAAGGACTCTTACCTCCGAAGCCACCGACCATCTTGCCACGGAGAGAATTGCCTCCCTTTTTATTCTTCATCGTCGTCATGTTTACCTTGTAATTCAGCCCGCTCGACCCGCAGCTTCTCGAAGTGTTTGAAATACTCCTGCCCTCGTGAAAGTAGATCTTGGAATGCTTTCATGCGGTTGGAGTAGCGTTGGGCTTCTTCGAGCTTGCCGGCATCGAGTGTTTTGATCATGTTGTCATTCATATGCGTTATCTCTACCATGAGGTAGCTGCGGCACCCCTCATCGGCGTACATACGTGCGAGCCCTTCTTTCATTTTCTCTGTGAGTCGAGCTTCCATTATTGTAGGAGGTCAGAGGCTGTCGCCGCCGACGCAGATGGTCCGTTGCTTTGAAGCATATTGGGTTGACCTTGTTTGCCGGAGGCGCCTTGCGGTCCACCCTGAGCTTGCATCATCTGCATCATCTTTTGCATCGGGTTTTGCTGCTCTTGTTGAGGACCCGGACTTTCGAAGCGGTCCGTGTCGATGTCGAACGCTTCGTTCACGTAGTCGACCAGTCCTTGCGGGTTCTTGATGGGTACGAGTTGGGCGACTCCTATGCGCCAGTTGGCGTACTCGAGACGCACCGCTTGGTCGAGTGCCTGGTTCTTCTCATAGGAGCTGCGCTTCACTACTTGGATGCTGTTGTTGAAATCAGAGAATGAGTCCACCGAGAGGGCCAAGACCTCGGTCGGGTTGCCTTGCATATGTCCCATCATTTCGGTGACTGACATCTCGTCTTTGAGCTTGGTCTTCGAGTCCTTGTTCTTAAGCGTGTCGCCATCGACGAGCTTGATGATTCGCGTGCCGCTCTTTCCGTTGGAGAGGCGCGTGTTGTTGAGCTGGATGTCGCGGTACGTGAGTTTCTCGAGCTCCTTGCCGTTCTTGCCGGTTATCTTGGCGATCTTGGGGATCGAGTAGAACTGGAGAATGTGGGAAATGCGAAGTTCGGTGCGATCTCGCTCGAGGTCCTCGAGGAAGTTCATGTTGTAGGAGAGCTTCTGCATGAGCTCCTGCTGCTTCATCATGATCTGCTTGCTGTTGACCTTGCCGCCGCGCGGGGTAGACGTTTGACCGGCATCGGTATTACCGGACTGTCCCGCCAGATTCATCACGAGCTGGAACATATTGAACTCGCCGGCTGATACCGAGGGGCTTTCGAGGTACTTCCACTTTTCAATGTCCCCCACCTTGCGCCACTTGCCCATCTCGACGATGTCGTCATCGATGAGGTCATCGAGGTCGGATGAGAGCCCGGTCGTAACCGCCGATGCGACGGTCTTATCCGCCATCGCATTGAGGAACGTGTTGATGAGGTCTTGCTCGCCCAAGTATTTGTTCGGATGTCCGGAGCCATAGAAGAAGTCGATGCCGAGGGGCTCGTTGACCGTCTTGGCAAACGGGTACTTGCCGTCTTTAAATGGAATCGGCCCATCATAGAGGATGATGCCGTTGATCATAATGATGTGGCGGTTCTTCATGCGCTCGTAGTAGCGCAGGATTTCCACTTGGTCTTTTTGGAGCTCAGTTACTTCGACGTCCTTGTAGAAGGGCTCCATGTCCGGCCACACCGCGTACTTGCCGGGACGTACGTACTCCCACTTCTTGTAATGCGCGAATTCGGCTTCCGCTTCTTCTTTGGACGTGATCTTGCGCCAAATGACCTTCGGCTGCTTTTGAATGTCAGGCTCGCGGATGTTCGTGATGAAAAAGTCTTCGAGCGGCACGACCTCTTGGTAGCAATCGTCGAAGATGACGCGCTCTTCCTCTTTGTACTTGATCTCGCCGGTCGTTGAATCGAACTCTTGTGGAATCTTCGTCTTCTGCACTTGGCGCAAGTAGCCTTCGTATACGATCACGGTGCCTTTGGTGACACACTCAAGCGATGCTTCGAGGAACTTCTTGGGTCCATTCTCTGCATTGAGCGAATACTCGTTGAGATCCTCCATGACGTCGGCAAACTTTTGGTCCAAGAGGCCAGTCTTTTTGTTGACCGCAATGATGTGCGAACGAACGGGAGACATTGCTACTTTCGAGAGGTAGGAGATGATGGCGTTGCGCGTGAAATTAAAGAAGATGTTGCTCTGCGTTTGATCCATCAGAGGCGACATCGGGGGGATGTAGCCGAGCCAGCGCTTCGTCCAGTCATCAATGGTGTAGATGAGATTTTGTCCGCCAAAATAGTTGTAGGACTTTCGCATGACCGTACGACCACGTTCAAACGATTTGAGTGTTTCGGTAATGGCTTCCTGTTCCTTTTTCGTAGGAACGTAAGTCATGTATTTATCCATTTCCAGTGTCTCTTCTGGCATTGCCTCTATCGTATCATGTTTAGTCGGTCAAGTGTGCGTTATTAACAGTGCGATACCCCCCGCGACGGTAGGTTTGCTTGTTGCGGTGGAAGTCAAATTGGGATAGCAGTTCCTTTTGTTTCATGCGCTCCTCCCGGCTTTGGTTGATGACGTTCTTCCTTGCAAACGTCGAAGCAAAGGCATCCCCTACGTCTGGAGAGTTATACCCCATCTTACGAAGGTCCTCTTTGGGCTGAATTTGGATGCGTCCGTGGGAGTCCACTTTGTATTTGATATTGGCAAGATCCGCCCAATCCGAGTGAGGCTCTAAGGAGCCGCCCTCATTGAGCCATTGAAAGGCGCGCCAGTAGCACTCCGCGCGCTGGTTTGAGAACTGGGCTCGGTCATTAGCCTTTTCCGAGAACCGTACATCGAAAGGGGAGTAGCGTTGCTCTCGAAGACGATCCACTACTCCCTTTCCGACGCCAATGGAATCAATGAACCAGTTGTGGTCAAAGACGTTATGGGTTTTCCCGTTTTGAATGATGCTCCCGGTGGTTGCCATAGTGTCCGGAGACTGGAACTTTGCTATGACTCTGGCAACATTTGCGCTTCTGAGGACGAAGGCGTTGTGGTCCCCGCCGCCCTCGGCGATGTCGCAGCCTAGTCGGTTTTCGCCATAGGGAGTAATGCCCTCGCGTTGCACCCGCTCAAGCAAGGAGTCGGGGAAGAGGCGGGTGTAGCCGGAAATATCGGTCGTATCTTCGGGTGGAAACTCGCATCCATAGAGCACGTCAAAGAACGGTTTGGTCTTGGCTTCCTCAATGAAATCGTAGGAGTAGCGCCCTTCGCGGATGCCGCGCTTGTAGTCGATAAAGATCTGGTGGTAGCGCTCGTCTCGGGAGCTCTTGTAGAAGTGGTTGCGGTAGAACGGGTTGCCGATCTTGATGTAGACACCGCCCTTCTTGCCGGCGATCATGCGGAAGATGGTCGCCTCTATTTCATCCGGGATCAATGCTGACTCGTCTTGGATGACTATCTTGCAGCCTTCACCCATCGCGGCTTGGAAGCCTTTTTGGGTGTTGCCCGCTTGGACTGAGAGCGTGAAGATACCACCGCCGTTTTTGAGGACGATGCGGTCCTTGGCTGTCTCCATTTGGAGCTTGGCGAGTTGGTTTTCTTTTTCGAGCTGGCTTGAGAAGTAGGTCGAGTCCGAGAGGTGCGCGATAAAATAGCGCATGATGATGTTCGCTTTGTCGTTAGTGGGTGCAACGATAGAGACAAGCTCCCCGTCAATACAAGATAGGATAATACATCCAAGAGCGACAAAGAGCGACTTACCGTACTGAGTCGAGGAGATGATTTGGACCCTAGGCCATTTTTTGCTGATGATGGAATAGAAAATCTCAATTTGACCATCCGTGGCGACTTCGTCGGCGGTTTTGCCGTCGATCCGAAAGAGGCGGAGGAGCGATTTACATTTCCTTTTGGCTTCCTCATCCATTGCTCGATGTAGCACCCTGGTTGAAGTTCTTCATATAGCCCTGGTACTTCGGGTCCTGCATCCGCTGCTGAAGCGAGTCCATGAAACGAGCACTGCGAGTGTCGTGGGGGCCAGTGCCCAACTGTCCGATGCCCGTATGCCACGCCATCGCGGTTTGCTCGGGAGTTAAGTTGTGGGCCTGGGCCACTTGGAGGAATTGCTGGTAGAACTGCTCTTGGAAATCGGGATTGTTCAGGAACTCTGCCGGAGTGACTTTCCTCCCCAACCAGGCTTGCCCCCAATCCCTGAGCATCAAGGGATTGGTTTGGTACTTACCCAAGTCACCGGTGATCCCAATGACTTTATACAGATCTTTCTTTTGAGCGATAGCTCCCTTATTCTCCGCGTTGAGAATACCCGCCGTCACATCCTTTGGAGGAGTATTGTTCACCACCTGCTGTGTGCTGGAGAACATATTGCCGATCGCTCCGATTCCCTTTTGCACCGCAGAGCTTGCACGTTGCATGAGCGTTGGGGGTGCACCAACAGGAGGCGGGAGTTGGAATTGCTTAAAGGGATTCTGGTCCATTGACTTTTAATACTTCTCCTTTAATTGGCTCGAGTTGTTTCTCACCTCGAAGGTCCGCCAAGATGAGTGCTAGGGTCTGCCGGTCATTCTCGACCCCCACATTTTCGGTCTTACCTCCGGTCAAAAGCTGGTGATCGTGGGTTACCTTCGAGAGCGCATCTACCAAGGTGCGGTAATCCTCCGATTCAAGGTCCGCATTTTCCATTGCGGCGAGTATTTTGTTGCGGTGCTCCTCGAGCCGCTTGGTATACGCACCCATCACTTCCTTGTAGCCTAGTGAATTAGTAACTTCCGTAGGAGCTTTTTGCACCGAGGGTCCGTACCCGCGCTTTGCCAGCACGTCTTTCATTACAATCTTGCCTCCAGATTTCATCAGTCGAATGACATCCTCAGCAACTAAGCGGTTGTTGTGTCTATTGTGTCTCACCTTGCCTTTATTTCCACTTTGAAATTCTCCCATAGCGTTAGCGTACCATGTTTTCGGATGTTCTACTGTTAGATGCGTCTTTAATGGCTTTGTGATGGAGCGTTATGGGGAGCTTTGAGGTATCCAAACTGCGCTTAAGCCCTAAACGCTTTCGCTGCCGTTCAATCGATTCCCGGCCCACCCCAGTCAAATCCGCCATGACCTGATCGCTCATCCGCTCCCAGTTCTGTCGGATAAACTTTCTCACCTTATCCATTTCTTTACGTCCTCGGTTCATAGTTATAATTTCGCTGCGAAACTGAAACACAGAGCACAGTGGGCGAGGATTTGGTTACGGTATCCGCCACAAGTGGCATAGCCGATATGGTCACCTCGCAGGACTTTTAGTGGGTCATTTTTGCACCCCGCATTCGCAGAGTGTCTGCTGGGCACAGATACCACACGGGCTATCAACCGATGTAATATCACGGCGCACCCCAGAATTTTAATTGTGCGCCGCTTAGCGTCTCAACCTTTTGCGCCACCACTGAGCACCATATTCCAATCTAGATGGCAGGGGTGCCTATGTGTAAAAGACACCCCAATTAAAAAAGATCCATCTAGGGAGGGAAAATAGAGAAACCCTCCACCTACAATCATAACTGCCGGGGCAAATTACACAAGGGAATTTTTCCACAACTATACAAACAAATCTATAGTAAACAAGAACATCTGTCGGGGGAGCACATTCCCTAAAATTTTTTGCTCTGGGAGGTATCTACTTCGTCTATCAAAAAGGAAACGGGACTCCTGCCTCGCAGGGTGGGTGCGGTTTCACAGCCATACACAAGTAAGATGAAGTCGTCAGGTGTTTCATGGCTGAATGTTTCACAGGTGAGTTCTACTGTTGTAGGGTGGTATGGTCGGGGGGTGAGCATTGACAGCATAGCCTAGATAGTCTCTACTGTGCGGTGGGGACAGCCTACACTGGACAGTGCGCGGGGGGCGTGTATACTAGTAACAGAGGGTGGCTGTGCTAGACCACTCTTAACAATTCTTTACAGCCCGCTACACATACTAAAATATAAAACAGCCCTTTTCTTGGCTTATCTGGGAGATGTTTTAGGCTAGTTACTTTACTAGAGCATTGGCCTTGTGCCGGCTCAATATCAAAATAGAGTGTGGCGGGTG